TACAATGACATGATGGCGTATCTGACACGCCCTCCTCGATCCGAGCAGCAAGAAGCGAGTGGCGAGCAGCTTGCAATGGCTGGAGCTATTAAAGGAGGAAAGAAGTTAATTCAAAACTTAATTAAAAAAGGTGATGTTAAAAAAGGCCAAGCACCTAAAACCGATTTAGGTAAAATAGAAAAACAAATTGAAACCGATAAAAGAATTACAAAAGAACTTGCGGAAGATAATCAAATTCCAGTTAAAGATGAAACCATTGTTCCAGAAGATGTTATTACTGTTCCCGAGCCTTTTAAAGAAAAGTACCAACAAGAGTTCTTAGCTCATGATGCTTTGTATGGAAGAAGATCTGGAGATAACAAAGTTGATGCAGAAGTTATCGCTGAAACCGTTGCGGATATGCAAGGCAAAGTTTATGATGATCTTGGTTATACAGAACGAATGGATTTGTATGACAAAGCGTACGGTTATCTAAGTTTACTAGACAGAACCAAAGATGCAATGAAAGAAAAAGTTGGAAGAACTTTAAATGCTGATGGTGGATTTCAATCGGAAAAATTTTTAGCTGCGAATAGAGCAAAAGCAGCTGCAGCAAGCGAAGCTGCAAAAAAGAAAGCTATGGAAAAGAAAGTAGATAAACCTACTTCTACAAATTACGAAGGTGTTAAAGGTGTTAAGTTTAAAGATGCTTCTCAAAAAAAAGAATACGTAGATTTTTTAAAAAAAAGATATAACTTTCCAAAACAATCTCGCGATCAACGAAACATGGGAAATAAAGTTCTTGCAAAAAAGTTTGGTATTAGCGAATACGAAGTAGAGAGAATTAATTCAGTTTTAAAAAAAGAATTAAATTTAGAATATCCAAAACAAACTTATGAAGGAGAACAAAAAAGACAAAGAGAAAGAGATGTAAGAAGAAAAGAGAGAATTAAAGAAGTTTCAGATCCTAAAATGGAGAAAAGGATAAAAGATGTCGTTAAAGAAGTTGATCCTAAAATTTTATCAAAAGAAGTTGATTTAGCACATAGAGCATCTTTAAAAGCAAATTCAGAAATCGGTAGTGATTATTTAGTTAATTCATTAGGTTTGGACAAAAAAATTGTAAATCAAAAATTAGTCAAACCTACAGAGCAAAAATTAGGAAAACTTTATGATGATCAAAAAAAACTTATTAAAGGATTAACTCCAGGAAACATTCCAAAAGAAACACAGAAAAAAATAGAAAAATTAAATATTAAAATATCTGAACTTGCAGATCGAACTAAAGGTGCGTTACAGGGAGTTTTAATTGATGAAAAAACTTTAAAGCCTTATGTTTATGGAGTAGATTACAAAAAAGTTTTAGGCTCAGGATTAGTTGATAAAACAGTAAAAAATCTTTCGCCAGAAGATTTAGATTTAATAAAAATAAATATTCAAAATCAAGTAAAAGCAGCTCCTACAAAATTATATTCTGGTTTCTCACCAGAGCTTGGTAAATTAAGTTACGAAGTTTTAAAAGATGTTGCAAAAGGAATTCCAACACCATTAGGTGCAGTCGGTTTAACCGCTGCAACAGGAGGCATAGATCCAACTTCAGCAATTGATCGAACGGCACTTGGAGCAGAACTTGCATTTGCACCTGAACTCGTAAGACAATCTGCAAAGTTTGGTCCAACAGCACAACGTATTTTAAATTTAGGTTTATCACCTAAGATGGCAATGCGAGCTGCAAGATTCGCGTCTCCCGTAGGCATAGCTTCGTTAGGAGCTGAAGGTGCATATCAACTTTATCAAGCACTTGAAAATGAGAAAGCAAGAATCGCGGCAATGTCTCCAGAAGAAAGACAACGTTTTGAAGAAGAACAAACGGCAGCAGCATATATGGGCGAAGCTGAGGGTTATGCATATGGAGGTAGAGTTGAACTCGAAGAAGGAGGACCACCAGATCCTGGACGAAGAAAGTTTTTTAAAATCATGGGAGGACTTGCATCACTTCCGATATTAGGAAAGATTGCAAAACCCATCGCAAAAGCAGGCCCTGAAGCCGTAGAAGTTATTTCTAGAACAGCAGAACAAATGCCAACTTATTTAACAGCTCTAATTAATAAAATTAAAAATTTTGGTAAGTCGAAAGTTTTAGGTAAACCCGATAGTCCCGATGGAGCAATGGAATATAATTTAGGAGATTATACGGTTATCGAAGGACCAGGTTATACGAGAGTTAATAAATCAAACTATGGTGGGTTTGGTGATGAAGTTGGAATTAGAAATGAAATTGAAATGGAGATCAGAAAAGATCCTGAAACAGGTACAATTCAGTATGAAGAGATTGAAGTTTATCCTGATATGGATGGTAAAATGAGAGATGTTGAAGAAGGTGTTGACGACATGTTTCATGAAGAAATGGAAAAATTCTCAAGAAGCGATGACTAAAAAACTAACTAGGACCGTGCCTCCCAAACGAGGACCTCAACCTCAAGGCTTGAATATTAAATATAATACTGTTAAAACGGTAAAACTGGAGAAAAGAAATGGCAACAATAGACAAATCACTACCCAACGAAATTAGAAAAGAAGAAACTATACCTGCAACTGAAGAGTTCCAACAAGAAGTTGAAACTCAAATTCAAGAACAGATAGAATCTCCAGAAGATATTGAAATTGTAGAAAATGAAGATGGATCGGTTGACATTGATTACGATCCTAATGCGGCATCACCTGAAGGGGGTCAAGATCATTATGCAAACTTAGCGGAATTTTTACCTGATGAGGTTTTAGGAAAACTTGGAAATGAGTTATATGGAAATTATCTAGATTATAAAAATTCAAGAAAGGATTGGGAAAGAACATATACTCAAGGTTTAGATCTTTTAGGATTTAAATATGAACAGCGCACTGAACCTTTTGCAGGTGCATCCGGTGCAACTCATCCGGTATTAGCAGAAGCGGTGACTCAATTTCAAGCTTTAGCGTACAAAGAATTATTACCCGCAGATGGACCGGTAAGAACACAAGTGATTGGAAACATCACTCCAGATAAAACTCAACAAGCTCATCGAGTAAAAGATTATATGAACTTTGAGTTAATGACCAATATGGATGGTTATGAACCTGATTTTGATCAGCTTTTATTTTATTTACCGCTTGCAGGGTCTGCATTTAAAAAAGTTTATTTTGATGAAGTGGAAGGCAAAGCGGTTTCAAAATTTGTTCCTGCTGATGATTTAGTTGTACCTTATACAGCGACATCGTTAAGTGATGCAGAGTCTGTTGTGCATGTGCTTAAGATGTCTGAGAATGAATTACGTAAACAACAAGTTGCAGGTTTTTATAGAGACATTGAATTAACTCCAGGACAAGACACTGAAACAGATTTAGAAAAAAAAGAAAGAGAACTTGAAGGCGTTACTAAATCTGGAAAAGATGAAAGTATCTTTACCTTACTTGAATGTCATGTGAATTTAGATCTTGAAGGTTTTGAAAATGTTGATGATACCGGTGAGCCTACTGGAATTAAAATTCCATACATTGTAACCATAGAAGAAGGATCAAGACAAGTTTTATCCATTAGGAGAAATTATGAAATTGGCGATGCTTTAAAAAAGAAAATTTCTTATTTTGTTCATTTTAAATTTTTACCCGGACTCGGATTTTATGGTTTTGGTTTAATCCACATGATTGGCGGTTTATCGAGAACTGCTACATCTGCTTTACGACAATTACTTGATGCAGGAACATTATCAAACTTACCTGCAGGATTTAAGCAACGAGGAATTAGAATCAGAGATGATGCTCAGTCTATTCAACCCGGAGAATTCAGAGATGTTGATGCTCCAGGTGGAAATATTAGAGATGCATTTATGCCTCTACCTTTCAGAGAGCCTTCTCAAACACTTCTAAACTTATTGGGTGTCGTTGTACAAGCTGGTCAGCGCTTTGCATCAATAGCTGATCTACAAGTAGGTGACGGGAATCAACAAGCGGCAGTGGGAACGACAGTTGCGCTTTTAGAAAGAGGATCAAGGACGATGTCTGCGATTCACAAGAGATTATATTCAGCATTAAAACAAGAATTTAAATTACTCGCAAGAGTGTTCAAACTTTATCTTCCTCCAGAATATCCTTATGATGTTGTAGGTGGACAAAGAATGATTAAACAAACAGACTTTGACGACAGAGTTGATATCGTTCCAGTTGCGGATCCCAATATCTTTTCACAAACACAGCGTATCTCCCTTGCGCAAACGGAGATGCAACTGGCGGCATCAAATCCTATGATGCATGACATGTATCAAGTCTATCGAAATATGTATGAAGCATTAGGTATTAAAAATATCGATTTGATTTTAAAAAAACCTGAAATGCCAATGCCAAAAGATCCGGCTTTAGAACATATTGATGCTTTAGCAAGTAAACCTTTTCAAGCTTTCCCTGGCCAAGATCACAGAGCACATATGACTGCCCATTTAAATTTTATGGCAACCAACATGGCTAAAAATAATCCTGTGATTGCAGCAGCATTAGAGAAAAATATTTTTGAACATATTAGTTTAATGGCTCAAGAACAAATTGAATTAGAATTTAGAGATGAGTTACAACAAATTCAACAACTCACTCAACAAATGCAACAAGCTCCTGGATTCGCGCAAGCGATTCAAATGCAAGTTATGCAAATCAGTCAAAAAATTGAATCTAGAAAAGCAACTCTGATTGCTGAAATGATGGAAGAATTTAAAAAAGAAGAAGCTGCAATTAATGGTGATTTTGGAAATGACCCAATTGCTAAACTTAGAGCAAGAGAATTAGACCTTCGAGCACAAGAAAATGCAAGAAAAGAACAAGAAGGTGAAGAGAGAATTAATCTTGATCGAATGAGAGCGATGATGAATCAAGCAAATCAAGAAGATAAGCTAGAACAAAACGAAGAATTAGCAAAATTAAGAGCAGATACATCCATTGAAAAGACTATCTTGTCAAAAACAATACCAAGTGCTAAGGATATGATGGGAAATGACAATTAGTAGAGGACAAATGAGCAAACAAACAGAAAAACAAGGCAAAAAAATCTCAAAAGTCATGAGAGAGTACAAAAAAGGTAAACTAAGTATTGGAAAATCTCCAAAAAAAGTTAAAAATAGAAAACAAGCAATTGCAATCGCGCTTTCTGAAGCTGGATTGTCTAAAAAGAGGAGAAAAAATGGCAGAAAAAAATAAAAAGAGCATAGATTTCGCAATGTTCACTGATAAAGACGGTTACAAAAAAGGTGGAATCGATGTTGAGATGTCAAATCCTTCAGAAACTCAAGAACAAGAAGTTCAAGGTCAAGGAAACATCTTAAAAGAGAAAAAAAGATCAGCTAAGTGGTACTAATATGTGGTTGAGTGCTATTAAATTAGCCGTTCAAGCTGGCTCACATATTTATAAAAACAGGCAACAGACAAAAATGTTAATGTCTGATGCACAAAAACGCCATGCAGAAAAAATGGCAAAAGGTGAAGCTGATTATCAAGGCAAATTATTAGAAGCAAGACAATCAGACTGGAAAGACGAATTCATTTTGCTTTTATTGTCGGCTCCCATCGTTATGTTAGCCTGGGCAGTCTGGTCGAACGACCCGACAGCGATGGACAAGATGAAATTATTCTTCGAATATTTTAGTGATTTACCTTTTTGGTACCAAACGATATTTGTAGGAGTCATTGCTAGTGTCTATGGACTTAAAGCAACAGATTTGATAAAAAGAAAATAAAGGAGAAACTATGCTTAAAAAAATAAAAAATAAAATTTGTGAAATCGTTTGTAAACTA